GCCGTAGAAAATGATCAAGACACAGCTGGTCATGGAGAACTCACTTCTATGGGTATAAATACATATGTTAAAATAAATAATAAATTGATAATTGTTAAAGGAGATCAAGCCAAACCAGATAGTGCTTGTATGTTTAACAATCAACATTGTCGTCCGTATCCATCAGAGTTTTCAGATTTCGTAACCATAGAACCAGGTTAAAAATGGCAGTTTCAAGAGCAGACACCTTATCAAAAGTAAATAAAACTCAAATTTATTCAGATTTTTTTGATTCTTTTGCTTCTTCTCCAAATAGTGGAGATTTAGCCATGAAAACCAACGTTGATTCCGTAAAACAATCTATTAAGAATTTAGTATTAACAGACATGGATGAAAGGTTGTACCAACCTTTAATTGGAACCAATGCTCATGAAATACTGTTCGAACCAACAAATGATCTAGTCGCATTCGAATCTTTGAAATCTTATATTACATATGTTATTAAAAATTTCGAACCAAGAGTTCAACAATTTCAAATAGATATAGTTTCTGAGCAGGAAGATAGTGATTATTTGACAATTAATGTTTATTTTACTATTATAAATAATCCAATAACTCAAACTGTTTCTATAAATCTAAGAAGAGTCCGATAAATGGCCAATAGTTCCCTAAATTTAACTTCTTTAGATTTCGACACTCTCAAAACGAATCTAAAAAATTTCTTAAAATCACAATCAACTTTTAGTGATTATGATTTTGATGGTTCAAATATGAACGTTCTATTAGACGTTTTGTCATATAATAGTTTTTTAAATGCATTTTATTTGAATATGATTGGTTCAGAAATGTTTCTGGATACTGCTCAGAAATACAATTCAATTGTTTCTCATGCTAAAGAATTAAATTATACCCCTCAATCCAATAGATCATCTGTTGGTTTTATAACATTCACAGCATCCACAACAGGTTTAAATGGTCAATTAACTATTCCTAAAGGTTCTAGATTTTCCGGAACTAATTCTAATGGTGTGTTCTCTTTTACAACAAATGAAACTAAAACTTATCTTTCCACAAATAATGTTTTTTACGTAGCGAATTTGGCTTTGTATGACGGAGTATATGCTAATGAAACTTTTGTTGTAGATTATACTATTCAAAATCAATCGTTCGTTATGTCAAATCCAGATATTGACACCGAAAGTTTAGCAATTAATGTTATAGAAAATAACGGCCAAACAAATACTATTTTTACTAAAGTTGATACTCTTTATAATTTGAATTCTAATTCTGCTGTTTATTTTTTACAAGGAGCGCAGAATGGTAATTATGAAATTTTATTTGGAGATGGAATTCTAGGAAGAAAACCACAGAATGGTGCTGTGATAAATGCTGAATATAGAAGAGCAAAAGGTTCTCCGGCGAATGGTATTACTAAATTCATTATTGATATAAATTTAGGGAACGTTAATGGTGGACAAGTAAATCCAACTTCTGTAATAACAGTGGCAAATTCTACTAATGGTTCTATGGCAGAAGATATAGAAACAGTTAGGTTCAGAGCTCCAAGATATTTTGCAACTCAACAAAGAGCTGTAAGTGTAGACGACTATTCTTCTTTAATATATACCAAATTTGGCGGGTTGATTAGTGACATTAATGTTTACGGTGGAGAAACTTTATCTCCAAAACAATATGGAACAGTAGTAATTTGTTTGAAACCCACAGGTGTCACTTACGCTCCTAATTATTTAAAAAATCAAATTGTAAATTACATTCAACCATACACGAATATTCCAATTAAAGTTATTACATCAGATCCAGATTACTTTTATTTAAAAGTAAACACAACAGTCCAGTACGATCAAACTTTAACAAACAAATCACAAACCGATATTCAAAGTGCAGTTTTAAATTCTATTATTGGATATAGTATTAATAATTTAGAACATTTTAAAGATGATTTTAGATTTAGTAGATTCACAAATAAAATTGATAATACAGATGTTAGTGTAGTCAGTAATGATACAGAAGTGTTGATGGTTAAAAGGATTAACACTACTCCTGGAATTTCAGAAACTATTACTGTTAATTATAATAATGCCGGAGAATATGAAAGTTATTGGTCAAACAATAATCCTTCTGCTTATCTGGACGAACCTACTTTATGGTCCTCTTCTTTCTCTTATATCTCTAACACTGGAACTCAATATAATAATTGTTATTTAAGAGATGATAATAGAGGAAATTTATTCATTTATAATATTACTAATAATAGCAATAATGTAGTTATTAATGATACTGGCACTCTTGATTATACTACTGGTAAAGTTGTTATTAATAATTTTAATGTTCTCAATTATGGTAATAATATATCTTTTTATTACAAAACAATGTCAAAAGATATATACGCAACTGGAGATAAGATTTTACTTATAGATCCAGCAGACGTATCAGTTTCAGTTATACACAAATTGGATTAATAATAAATGGATTTTGGCGTAGAAAAATTTATTACTCCTTTTATAGAATCTCAATTTCCTGATTTTTATAAAAAGGAAGGTCCAAATTTTATTTTATTCGTAAAAGCATATTACGAATGGATGCAACAGGACGGTAGTCCTATAGGCGAAACAAGAAGATTATTTAATTACAGAGATATTGATAATACACCATCTAACACTGTAGAAGATTTCCTATTTCATTTTCAACAAAAATATCTATACGGTATACCATATAAAATCATAGCTGATAAAAGATTATTATTAAAACACATATTTGACGTATATCGTTCTAAAGGCAATTTTCAATGTTATAAACTTTTATTCAGATTAGTTTATAATGAAGATATGGATTTATATATTCCTGGGTATGATCTATTAAAACCTTCAGATGGAACTTGGGTGCAACCAAAATATCTAGAAGTAACTAATAGTGATATTTTACCTTTGTTTGTTGGAAAACAAATTATCGGACTTAGTTCAAAAACAACTGCGGTTGTTGAAGATTATATTAGAGAACCATTTAATAAAAATATATTTTCAACTATCTATCTTTCAAATATTTTACCAAAAGGAGCAAGTTTTTCTATAGGAGAAAAACTAATACTTGCCGATGATTCTTTGACGGAAGCACAAATACAATCTTCTTCAAAAGTAATTGGTTCTTTGGATACTTTAGAAATTACAAATGGTGGACAAAATTTTAAGGTTGGTGATATTCTTAAAATAGCTCATACAGATTCTTTTGGGAATAAAATTTCAAACGGAACAGATGGTTTATTAAAAATAACATCATTGCAGAAATTCTTTGGATCTTTGGGATTTAGTATAAATGATGGTGGATTTGGTTATTCGTTAAATGCTTTTTCTTTTGTTTATCCATTTTCTAATTCTAGTTTTAGCGATGCGCCAACAGCTAATGCTTCTTTTCAAACTGGATATATATCTTACGCTACACCTATCGAATACAATACTGATCTTATAATAGATTATTATCAATTACCTTTAAATTCATCTTCTTTCAATTTCCCCAATAATCCTATTGCTAATCTAACAAACTCAACTTTACAACAAGATTTGAATTATAATACTGATTATTTTGGTTCATTATCTTCTTTAAATAATGTTTTGGGTGGAAATAATTACACACAACCAGCTTACACGAACGTTTATACTGCTGTATTTTCTAAACCATTAACTGGAACTATTTCTTATTCGAATACTTCTAATACTGTTACTGGAGTTGGAACTAATTTTACAAATGTTTTTACTTCTGAAATTTTAATTTCTTTGACCTCTAATCCAGGATTCTCTTTTACTAGAGAAGTTATACCAATTGCAAATGTAGTTAATGATACAACTATAATTTTACATGGTCCTCCAAAATATAGTTCTACATCAACATCTCTTTACGCTGTCGGATATCCAACTTTAAAATCGCAATTATCAAATCAAGAAGCATACAATATTTACCATAAAAATGCCAATGTTTCTAATATTTTCCAGTCATGGAACGCTCAAATATCTGCGAATCCTTCTAGTGGTAATAATATTATCAAAACAGTAACTGCGATAAATTCTGGTAAGGGCTACGTAGAAGGAGAATCAGTAAATTTATATTTGTCTGGTGGAGTTTCTACATTACGCATAGCTGCAGGAGGAAAAAATTACACTAATAATGATTTATTAGTTTTCACTTCTGTTCAAACTTCTAGAATTGCAAATGGATATGTCACAACTGATTCGAACGGAACTGTTACTCATACATTTTTATCTTCTTCTGGTTCTGGGTACGAAGATGTTCCAAATGTTTCTGTATATTCAAATACAGGAACTGGAGCAATAATTACTTGTACTGCTCTTTCTGAATATGATACAACTATTGAAGTTCAAGGTAAAGTAAGAAAAACAGGTAACGGTAGAGGAAAAAGTCATTGGTCTACGACTAGAGGATTTTTAAACTCCGATAAATATATCCAAGATAGTCATTATTATCAAGATTTATCATATCAAATTAACGTTCCTGTAACTCTT